GATGAGGGCATGGTGATTTCCTGCGCCCCGTCATGCTCTAGCACTACGGCTTTGACTCCAAAGCGATCAAAGTCGAACGCACTGGCGATTTGCACGCTGGTTCCCTCCGTGTCTATGCTCACAAGGTCGATTTGCGGGGGCAGCATCCACATGAGTTCGGTCATGCTGATCGTCGCGGCGGTCATGGCAATGTGTTTGCCGCTTACGCGCCCCGCCCATTTGTCACGATGCCATGTCTCTGTCGTGCTAATCGCCCCGTCATTCTCTGCATCCTTGGGCATGAGCCATGCCGATGCGGGCGGCTGCGCGCCAATCGTCACGGCCCCGGCAACAATACGGATGCGCTCGTTGTCTTTGTAGGCTTCCAGCAAATCGACCAGCCCGTAAGGCGACATTTCGACCATAACCCCAGACCAGCCGCGCTCAATTAGCGCGCGGGTGTTGCTGTGCTTGGTCGGATGAAATGCGCCGATCTCCAAAAATGTGCCGTCTGCCTTGTCGCCAAAATAGTCGAGCAAGACCGCTTCTTCGTTGTTCTGCGAATAGCTCATGGGTGGCGGGCTTGAAAGATTGCCTTTGCTCTTTCGTATTCGGCGGGGTCATTGCCGCGCTCGTAGGTTGCGTCCATCTTCACCTTGTCGTTGAAGAACGGATGATGGTGACGAATGACAATGTGCGGGGCTTCGATGATTGCCCTGGCCTTGGTCGCGGTTGCGGTAAGATCGTTGTCGGAATACACGTTGCGATATTCCCCGTGGAACAAGCCGTGAAGGTCGTGCCAGCGGCGGGTGACGATGGCGCAAGTGATTAGCCCGTCCGCGCGATTGCCGTCCGAGACGCGCAGCACTTTGGGCGCGAAAATGTCGCCGCCTAACGCATCAACAATGAGGCGATCCCATCCTGCGGGCGGCTCAAAGTCATCGGCAAGCTGCACTAGGATATCGCCCGAAGAACCATCGGCAGCGGCATTCCATGCCCCGACCGAGCAACTGCTGTGAGAGATTACGCCCCGAAAGCGCGCCAGCTTTTCGTTGGATTCCTCGTCATCCTCGTCAATGGCGAAGATGTGCTCGACCGCCATCGGGTTTTCAGCGCGAGACATCCACAAATTCATTGCCTGTATTGCCTGCGCCCAGCGCCCGCGCGTGGCGTGCAACAGAGAAATGCGGGGTTTGCCGCCTTCCTCTAGCATCTTCGTTTCGATCTTCGCGGCCTCGTCCTCTTTGCCCGCCAGCCTGTGCGCCCATGCGAGGGTCGCGTAGCCCTTCCAGTTGTAGCAATCGGGGCGGTGCGTCCACTCCGGTATCTTGGGCAGCGGTATGGTCAGCGTATGCTCGGCGGTCTTTAGTGCGTCCTCCGTCTGCCCTGCGTCCATTTGCAGCAAGGCGAGGATGTTGTGTGCCTCGCGGCGTTGCGGGTTGAGCTTTATTGCGCGCTGGCAGAGGTCTTGCCCGTGGGCGTTCTCCCCGGCGAGCAGGGCGAGGTTGAGCATGACCTCGTAGCGATACACTCCGTCCAAGTCCTGCATCCGCAAAGCCTCTAGCCCGTAGCGCACAGCCTCGTCGCGCTTGCCGAGGAGGTAGTATTCATAGTGCAAATAAAACGCTAGGTGCTGCGCCTCTTGGTAACGCCAGCGCAAGATATTGATGTTGCGTTCCTGCGATCCGGTCTTCTCGCCTAGCGGCTCATGGATGACCCGGATGTTGCGATTGACCCGCACCTTGAGCGAGTCCTTGTCCTTGTCGTTGCTGACCGGGACGCACTTTTCATGCACACCGTGAAACCATGCGGCGGTTCCGGTGCGGAATAGCCGCTCGCGCCAAACGGCCTTGCCGTGATTGGGCAGGACATACTCCGCAAGTATCCAATCCTCGGCGGTTTTCTCGCAGGCTTTGCGGATCGTCTCGCCCATGCCTTCGGGCAGCGTATCGTCGCAGTCCATCCACATCAGCCACTCGGCCCCGGTATCCGCGCCAAGGCGGAAGGCTTGGTTGCGGGCGGCAGCGAAATCGTCCACGAAGGGCCACGATGCAGTCGCAGGGCTGTTGTGGTATTCCCCGACAATACAACCACGCTGACGGGCAACGTCGAGCGTAGAATCGGGGGTCTGGCCCCCTACGGCGCGGACAACAATGACGGTATCGGTTACGGAGAAGGCAGAGTCGAGGGCGCGATCAATTAGCCCCGCCTCGTTGCCTGCAATCAAGCAGACGGCAATTTTCATCTGCCCGAGGGCGTCTGTCAAAAAGCAGAAACCCCGCCTCCCGGCGGGGTCTCAGTGAACACACAGAACAGTCGTTTAGGCGTAGCTGGTGTCGATGCCGATGGCGCAGCTGGTGTCGATCAGCTTCTCCGCCGTGTTGTGGCGGCAGCGGATGACGTTGCTGCGGCGAGCCTCGTCGCGGTAAGTCTCGGTGACCAGCGGTGTCGGGCTATCCTCGTTCCAGAGGAGGGTGCGACCCAGACCGCCAGCGGTGAACTCACCTGCGCCAAGCTTGGCGAGGACGATCTTGCTGTTGCCCCAGATGAAGGAACCGGAGTAGCTCTGGCCCTTCTTCGCGCCGTTCTTGGCAGCGCGACCGATGAGGACGCGCGAAACATTAAGAGCGGCGGCAACTTCCTCGGCGGAGGCAGGGCGGGCTTGCGCCACGTTTTTCACGGGGCCGAAGATGTTGTTGAGAAGCTTGGTGCTGCGGCGGATGCGGTTGAACACCGGGAGAGAAAGGATCACCGTGTCGGCAACCACGTTCTTCTTGGCGAGTTCCGTCATCGCGTCATCGACATCTTTGGCAACGTCGAGGGTATCGACCGAGCCAGCGGTGTAAGCGGCGTTTGCGCTGATCGCGCTGACGCTGCTACCGAAAACTAGGTCGGCAACGCGCTGCTCATGCGAGAGCATAAGCGAGTTGTTGAGGAAGGTCGCGCTCGACACTTCAACGTCAAAGTAGCGGCCAAGGTCAGCAGATGTCTCGTCGGGCAGAAGCTCTTCAAGTTCAAAGCTGGTGGTCGCGTAGTTGTCGGTGGTGAAGCGGCGAGTGACGCGCGAGCGGTTCGCGCCGGGATCGGTCTTCAGCGCGTCGAGGTTATAAGCCTCACCGCCGCCGAGTTCGATCTTCACGTATTCACCGGAGCGGGCGGCAACCGAGTAGATCGGAAGCACCTCAAGGCCGATGAAGGGAAGGGCGTTGCTGTTGCTCGCCGCCTCGAAAACAGCTTGGCTGATTTCCGCGCGGGGAAGTGCGTTAGAGTTTGCGTATGCCATAGTGGTATCCGATTAGAAGCTCTTGCTGGAGACAGCGATCTCGATGATGTCGCCCGTAGTTCCAGCGTTGATTGCGTAACCCACGGAAACGCCACCAGCCGAGGCGACCTTGCCATCGGCAATCGCTTGCACGACTGAGCCGACCGCAACGCCTGCGCCCGAAACGGTGGCGAGGAAGGTGGGATGAAAGAGTTTGACGTTCACAGTCTGATCCGCCGAAGCGTCATCTTGTGTGAACCCGATGGCGGCTCCGTTGGTTGCAGCCACGACTTCGTTTTCCGTGGTGTGCAGTTTGACCAAGCGGAACGCGCTGATTGCAACGTCAGCGATGAAGCTGCGGTTTAGGGAGTCAACTTGTGATGCCATAGTAGTTTAGTTAGTTAGAGAGTGCGGATGCCGCTGTTACGGGCAGCAATGAAAAGATCGGGGAAGCGAGCGATGACGGCTTTAGTGGCCGATGTGCCGCTCAAGCCTTCGGACTTAACGAGGTCGAGGGCTTCGTTGAAATTGGTAGGAGTCTTAGGCTCGGCCTTGACTTCGGCGGCAACGGCAACCGAAACGGGCTTTGCGCCGAAATTGGCGACGAGGGCTTTCAGTTCGGAGACTTCAGCGGCCAGCTTGGCGCTCATGTCTTCCTTTTCTTCGTCGTGCTCGACCATCGCTTTGTCTTCGGTCATTTCCTCGGGCTTGTCCTCGGTCATTTCCTTCTCTTCGTCCACTTCAAGAGCGGCGAGCTTGGCCTGCATGGCGGCCATTTCTTCGATCACCGGAGCCAGAGCGGCAGCGATAGCGTCAGCGATTTGCTTTTCGTCCATGTCCTTTTTCTCGCTGTCAACCTTTGCGCTGAAGAGTCCCGTGGGATTAGCCGCCGGGGCATCGACCAGATCGGCGCTGTAAATCTCCGTGCAGCGCGCAAAGACAATATCGTTGTCGCTCTCTTCGTGCTCGCCCGTGAAGCTGATCGAAAGACCGAAAGTGTCGGGCATAAGCTCGGCCATCTCCAAGATGCGAGCAGTCGCATCGTGATTCTTGAGCAGGAACAAGTCGGCGCGTAGCTGATCGCCGTCGATGCGGAAGTTCTTCAGTGTGCCAACGATTTCGTTGAATCCGGTGTAGTGATCCGTCTTTACCTTCAACCCGCCTGCGTAAGTCTCGGCAGCGGCCTTCACTTCGACCAGCGTCTGCTCGTCAATCATCAAGCCGTGGCCCTTGGCTTCGCCAACCGTAATGACGCTAACGTCAGAAATGGTCGCAGCCTGCGCGTCGATCTGTCCTTGCAGAACAGCGAAGTCGGTCTTGGTCATGCAAGACGCAATCTGTCAAAAGGTGGAGGCGGGGGGCTTTCACCCCCGTGCCAGACTCCGCAGAGTCGGTCGAAGCAATCGCCCCCGTTAAGTGTTAGCCTTCATCGTCATCGACGGCATCCATCTGTGCCGCGCGGGCCGCAGCCCATGACGCGCCCGCATCGCCGCCCCACAAGGCCCATGCGATACGGCCAGCGGACGGATAACCGTCTTGCCCCGGCTTAAATCCTTCGCCCTGCTTATCGACTTCGTGACGGGCAAAATAGCTGTTCATGCGGCGAACCGTGTCCGGTGAAAGATTGGCGCGGTTCATCAAGTCACGCGCGCGGGCGACTCCAACTTCCGTGCCGCCGCGATTAAACTCGTCGCGCCACTCAAGGCCGCGCTTGGCCTCGACCGCAAGAGCGGCGGTGGGCTTGAAATTGATGTGCGCGTATTTGCGCGGAATCGCAAACTGCGATAGCTCCTGCTCCGGTGCGGACGGCACGGGGGCGGTCACCGGGGCGCGGTTAGGGTCGGTAGCGATAGACTCCTTGCCTCCGCTAATCTCGGCGGGGCTTACATCCATTTCCTCCGCAAGCTCGCGGATATACGCCGCCTCCTTGGCGCGCTGTCTCATGCTGGCCTGCCAATCGTGTCCCGCCTCGCCGTAAAGTTCGGCGGCGGTAGCAAGGCCCATGCGCCAAAGTTCGATGTCGGCCCGCGCGTCACGGCCTGCGTCGATGCTGACTGATCCGGGCCATTGCCATTGACCGAGCGTGACTTCGGGGGCGTTAGGCAAGAGACGTTTGGCGGCGGCATCCATCAGCGCGAAGCGAACCACCTTGTTCAAGAATTGCGCCTCCAACTGATAGCGCCAGAAATCAAACGTGCGCTCGGCTTGACGCAAATCCTTGCGCGCTTCCGGCCCCGCGCTGGTGCGGTCGAGGATGACGCGAGCGGAAGCACCAAGGGCGCGGCACATCCGGTTCTCCAAGTATTGCACGAAGTTAGAGAAGGCTTGCGCGGGGCGATCGCCGCTCTTGAACATCTCCATCGACTCGCCCGTGTTCAGATAGTTAATCCGCCCCGGCTCCAGCGCCGTGAGCTTGACGTCGTTGCCGAATTGATCTTTGTCGCCACGCAGGACGGACGCCATTTCCTCGTCTGCGCCGTATTCGGTCTTGACCACGCCAGCCTGCGACGAGGCCCACCGCGCGGCCATCTTCTCGTATTCGATCAAGTCGGCTACGTCCTGCGCGTCATCCAGCATCGGAGCGAGAACCGAGCGACCCCGGTATTCATCGGGGCGGGTGAAGTTGGCGATGTGGCAAAAATTCTCCGCGTCGATTTCCTCAAAGCCGAGATAGCTGCCAGAGCGGTTGCGCTCATACACGCGATACTTCACCGGACGCCCATTAGCATCAATCGTGATGCCGCCAATCTGTGACGGGTCGTTGAGGTCGAGGTCAATGTCGCGCCCGATCCGGTCGGCGGTCACGGTCTGAAGTTTCAGATTGTCGCCGTCACGGACAAGGATCACGCCGCAGTCGCCATCGACCAGCATCGAACGGAAGACCAACTGCGTAAGGCAAAGCAGGGAGTGGCGTCCGGTAAGGTCGCAATTCTTAAACCACTGATTCAGATACGCCTCAACGTCTTGGTCGAGGGCCGTGTCGCTCGTGCGGGCTTGGTAAGAAAGCGTGCCTGCCGTGTGAATGACGAAATGAGTGAGGATCGCGCGAACGGTGGAGAAGTTATCGTCCAAGTCGCGGGCGCGGTTCATTAACCGGATGCGCTCGGTTGTTCCCCCGATCTGCTCGGCGGGCATATTCTGACGGGCCTGCGGGCGGGCGCGGGTAATCTTGGCCGCGTCGAAGCGCGAGAAGGCCGTTAGCTTCTGCCGCGCAACTTCCCGGCGCAGGGCCGCGCGAGGACTAAACAGGGCGATGGTCTGGTCAACAAGGTTCATTATGAGCGGACGCCCGCAAAGGAAGCGTAGGTCGTTCGGCGGCGGCTACCGGAAGCGCGGTCGATGGCGGCAGTGATGTCGCCAAGCGTGTTACGCATCTCGGTTAGATTGGCGCGGGACAGGCTGCGACCGCCGATGGAATAGCTGACGCCATTGGTGGCAATCGCTTTGATGGCGGCGACATACTCATCCCGCAACTCGGTAAGAGTCGCAACGGGTAAGCCGTAAAAGTCGGAACGCGCCATGCTTTTGCCAAACTGTCAAAGGCCAAGCACTCGCAGGATGACCCGACAAGTCGCCTCGACCGACCAGACAAAGCCCAAGGCGGCAAAGCAAAACAGGAAGATCGGGATTGCCATGCTCCCGCGCGGTTGGTCGTTCACAAGCCAAACTCCGTCTTGAGTTGCATCGCCAGTTTTGCCAAGCGGTCGAACTCGTAGAGGAAGTCACGCGCGGCGTCCCTGCTCCATTCGGACGGGTGGTGATACTGCGACTTGAACGAGAGCGTGAAGGGCGGCTTGTCCTTCTCCCCTTCCCCGCCTTCGGCCTTCGGCTCCGGTTCGGGCAAGATGCCCGTGGCGCGGTAGGCATCTGTGATGCTTTTAACGTCCGGTTGGCTTTCCAAATTTATCAATAATGATAACTTTGCCAGCTTCATCCAGCGATAGAGCGTTGCCTGTTCGCGGCCAAACTTTTCAGATTGCTGCGCGAGCCAAGGCAAAAATTCGCCGTGTTGTGCAATTTCCTTGGCGCGGTTACAAACTGCACCGCCCTTGGCTGCGTAGCGAATTGCCGCTTTGCCAGCGGTCACGGCATTGCGGGCCTCGGTGTCCGCTAAAGCCGACAACTGACCAAGCGCATCTGAACATTCGTCCAGAGTATTGAGGTCTTGGGGATTTAGTTCCAGTAGCTGTTGAACAGCGAGTTCGTTGGTGTTTTGCATATAGTTTTTTTTCTTTCGGCGTGAACCCGCAGGGCGCGGGTTCGATATGACTCGCGGGCGGTGTCAGACTTCATGTGCCGCGCGGTGGGGAGGTCGAGATCGTCCTTGATGCTGACGATGACCTTGGAGACGGCAGCGCGGGTCACGCCGTATTTGCGGGCAATCTCGGTCTGCGACTCGGGCTTGCGATTGATGACGGCCAGATAACATTCCGCCTTCATCGCGGTCTGCCGTGTCTGCGAGTTGGTCAACGCTTGCAGCAAGCGAATCGCCGCTTCATCCCCGAAGGTGCGCGAGGCTTGGCCCCCGCCTTCCTGCTGCTCGTAGTCCCGCCAGAACTCGCGGAAGACTTCCAGCGACCACCAATCCAGCAGGGCGCGGAAAGACGCAAGCTGCGCGGGAGCGGCTACGCGACAGCGAGCGTCTAAAAATAAATCTTCCGCAGTATCGTGCGGCAGCTCCGGGCCGCAGGATGCTTCGTTGTAATCGGCGGGGTCAGCGTGTTTGGAGTCGTGGGTTATCACGACTCCGGGCGGCACGTAGGCTCATGGGCGCAGAGATTACCACAAACCGGAAATCGGTCAAATGGGCCAAAAGAAAACCCCGCCTTTCGGCGGGGCTTCTGGGGGCGGCGTAGGGTTATTGCAGCGCAAGGATAATGAAGCGGCCCGCGCTGGTGGTCGGCTCCCAGTTGATGAAACGAACAACCGCCGCCTCCGGTATGTCGCGCGTGATGCGGCGATCCTCGCGGCGGGTTGCTTGCAGCGCGGCGTGCGCCGTCTTGTAGGTCGCGCCGCGTTCCTTCGCAAGCCAGCCCGTAGGCAACTCGCGGATCGTTGTGGTTTTGCGGATGATGCGGGCGTTCATAGTTTTTCAACGCTCCATGCTGTGATGTGTTGAGAGTTGCTGTGGTCATTGAATAAGTCCAAAGCCTCCATGCGGGTGCTGGGCTGTTTGCCGCGAACATAGACTTCGACCTCTTTGGTCACGACTACGCGCACCCAACTGCCCGTTTGTTGCGCGACGGTAGAGTTCCCCGCGCCCGTTGATGTGTTCTGTGTTTTCATTACGCAATTAATTTAAGGCAACCGCTTGTGTTTGTAAAGGGAAAAATTCATCTTTTTTTCATCTTTTTTTTGGCCCCTGTAACCCCTTGAAAACAGGGTATTTAACCTGTCGCCCCCTTGCGCTGCAACGCCCGGAGGCGGCGAACCTCCCCGGACTTCTTCCCCGCCTCGGAGTAATGCGCCTTGCTGCGGGCCTTGGCCTTGCCCGTCCCTGCCGCCCCGCCCTTGCGACCAAGAGCGGCGGCGGCTTTGCTGATGTCGGTGGATTTGCTCATACGGCGGTCACGATATACTCGTCCCGTTCGAACTCGACCACGATGATGTTCTGCGGCTCGGCCTCGTCAAGCACGGGCTTGGGGGCGGCGGGCTTGATAGGGAAGGGAATGATCTTGTCGGGTTTCATGCCGCCTCCCCGTCTAAGCTGATAGGCAACTCAAGTTGCGGATCGGCGGCTTGGATGCGGGCCAGTTGCACGGTGTGTGCGTGGCGGATGATGATCTCGGTCAGCTTGAGGGCGGACGGGAGATCGTAGTCGTGCTGCGCGTTGAAGTGCGCGGCGGTGTTGGCGATTTCGGTGATGTTCATTGTAGTAAGGCGGCGGGGAGGATCGGACTCCCCGCCTGTGCTTAGTTAGTTGAGGAATCCCGCTGCGAGGTTCCAGAGGTCGCGGTTAATCTCGACATCCTTGGCCGCGCTGGTGATCCGGCGAATACTTCCGCGCCGTCCTTTGATTATGTTTTCCTGCACACGATTGTAAGCGTGCCACAGGTTGTCTTGCCCGTCTTCGTATCTGCGACCACGGCCCAGATAGTAGGCGGCTTGCGCGGCTTTCTGCTCGTCGTCCCAGCGGAGCAAGGCGGCCTGCTTGTTGAAGCGATCCGTCTCTGCTTGCGTCATTGCGCGCGCCTTCATTGCGCTTACCCGCTCCTCAAGCTGCGGGAGCATTTGCGTAAGGCTAACCGCCGCTGTGTTCACGCTCTCGACGTTTATGTCGCGGTGAATGAAGCGGTGGCAGAAGACGGACTCGCCAATGACGAGGCCGTTGGTGCAAACGAGGCGGAACATTCCGAGCATCAGCTTGAGGCTCGTGCTGGCATCGTGCGAATTGACCAGCACGATTTCGGGCCGGAACTCGTTTAGCTGCATCGGCATCATGTCGCGGTGCTGCAAGCGAACGATGTGCTTTTGAAAGCCTTGGCGTTCCTGCTTGTTCACGCGAGCGACCTGCACGGCGCGCGGTGTGAATCCTTCGGTTGCAAGGTTATCCAGCAACGTTTGGGTCGAGATGAACCCGTAGCGATTGCTGACCGTTGTTGCGCCGTGTTCGGCGGTGACGGGATCGAGGTTAAGCGATCCGACTGTTTCGAGTGTGCTTATCATTGTTCTGTGTTCTTTCTTTTTATTTCAGCGGTTGCCGCCGCTGATCGTGGTTCGCCGTCTGGCGTCCCATGCCGCCCCCGGCGTGCGGGGGCGGGAGGGAGGTCAGAAGTTGTAGTAGCGGCCTTGGAAGGCGCTAAACGCATCCGTGTTCGGCCAAGTCATTTCGCCAGACTCGCCATCATTCCATGTGACTTTCGCACCGATGACGGCAACGCCGTTTTCGTCTGCGGTGGTGTAGCACGTTCCGACCGCGATCGGACGTTTTTCTACGGGTTTGATGCCGAGGCAGTAGTCGCCAAACGGCGTGTGCTGCGTTGTGACTTCGACAAGCGAATCGTCGGAAAGTCCTGCGGTCGCTTTCTGCATCCAATCAACCCAGATGACTTGGCGGCTGCGGACGGACTCGACGGTTTCGACTTGTGTTTGCGTGTTCTGTGTTTTCATTACGCAGACAATTTAAGACAACCGCTTGCCTTTGTAAAGAAAAAGTTTCACCTTTTTTCATCTTTTTTTTCACCCCCCTAAACCCTTGATTTTAGGGGATTTGCGCGGGCGGCTTCTCTGTTCGCGGGGTCAGAACCTTCGCCAACAGCGCGGCCACGACCTGCATTTTCTCGCAGTCGCGCAAGTGATTCGGCCTGCCTTTGACCACGCTCCACTTCGTCGTGACCTTCCCCGTCACGGCGTTGCGGAGTTTCTTCCGCACCGTGCTTGCGAGGTGTTCGTGCCAATCGAGCGGGAAGTCTTTCGGGAACTCCCAGCGCACCGGATCGGCGCGGCGTAGTGCGTCTAAAATATCCTCGCACGTTGGCGCGGAAAATTTAATTAGCGGACACGTTCGCCGCGCGAGCGTCCCGGCGTCCCATCTTCCGCCGCCCGCAGGATCGCCGCGCTCCGGGCGAGCGTAAGCGCGTTGCACTTTGCGCCCGTTGTCGTTCCACGTGAAACTCTCGTTGTCGCTACCGCGCAGGGCAACATAGCCGAAGCGACAGCACGCGAAATAAACTTCGCGTGAGGCGAAGGCGGAATCGACAAAGACGCACGGCGGGCGGATCTCGTGTTCCTCGCGTAGCTTTTCCAAGTCATCCCAAGTTTCGATGCGACCCGCGAATCTTCCGCGCGAGCGGCCATCCTTTGACCAATCGCGGATGACGGCCCAGAAGTGGCGACCGCCTGCGTCTTGAACGTCCACAGTCATTGCGGAGAACTCGGCCTCGTCCCAACGATCCCCGGAAAGGTAATCGCTGGCGGCGGTCTTGACCTCTTGTTCTTTGTCCGCGTCCTCGACCCACGGCTCGGCAAGCGCGCCGTTGACGAAATCTTGCAGGCCAAGGAGCGAAGCCTTTTGCCGCAGGAAGATGACGGCAAGCTCACCAAAGCCGCACGACCGCCACGGGGCGTAAAGGGAATTGAGGTGATAGCTGCGCCTCCCGGCAGCGGCGTTAGGGTTTGTTGGTCGCCACTCCCCGGCGCGAAGCATCCGCGTCTTGTGTCCGTCTGTGATCTTGCCCTTGCACGACTCGCACTCGTAGTAAGCGGAGGCCCGAACGGTGTCCTCGTTCCACGCGCCGTCTTCCTTGCGCGCTGCGGTGTCCCACTTTACTTGCCCCCAGAGCAGGCGTTGCATGGCGTTGCAATGCGGACACGGGACGTAAAAGAAACGCTGGTCGCCTTGTTGAAAGGCTTGCCAGATTTCCCCCTCCGGGGTGGTCGGGGTCGAGGACTTTACGCGCAGAGCGTTGGTGTAGCTCTTGGTGCGATTCTCGGCCAAGGCTACGGCCCCGGCCTCGCGCTCGCTCGGCATGGCAAATTTGTCTGTTTCGTCCATGACGAGAAGGCCCGCAGGGCGCGAGGCAAGGTTCGCAGGGCTGTTCGATCCGATAAAGGTTAAGGTGCAGTCGCGGAATTGTTGCTCAAGGGTCTTGAAGCGATGCACGTTGCTCGGCTTAAGAGCGCGCAGCTTATCGCAGTCATCGACCATTGGTTGCCAGCGATTCTCGGAGAAGGAGCGGGCCAAGTGTTCCGAAGGCATAACCCAGATTGACGGCACGGGGTTATTCACCATGCGCCATGCTGTGCCGATCATCATTGCGGTGGTCTTGCTTGTCTGTGATCCGAAGCACAGGCAGAGGTCAGTCACGGCAGGATCGGCAAAGGCATTAAGCGGCTCGCGGACGTAGGGGGTCAGCAAGGTCGAATATGGCCCCGGCGTTTCGGTCTGGCGGCGAGTTAGGACAATCTCATCCTCGGCCCACTCCCAGACTTCGCGGTTGTCGATGGGGGCAAAGACATCGCGCAGGCTGCGGTCAAGTTGTGCGGCGAGGGTCATTTTTTTTCGCGTCGATATTGCGACGAATAAATTGTATTTCCTCACGCAGCAAGCGGCTCTGATGCTCTAACTCGCAAAGCCTTTTGTGCATTGCGGCGAATGAAGCAATCCACGGCGGAAGCTCTGCGGTGTCTTCCTTGTTGCTCATGCTGCCTTGCGCCACTTGTCGGCAATGATCTTTGGGCAGGCGTTGTTCCACTTAATGTTGTGATGAATGCGCCTATGCGTTGACCCGATCTCAGAAATGATTGTGCAGGACGGAGCGTAGAGAACTGTGTAGAAGCTCTTGACATAGGTTCCGCTGCTTAAATAAAGCTCGGTCATTCCGCCCGCTGTCTGCTGTGTAGGAAGTTGTTGAATTGCGAGGTTAGGCACTTGCAAGAACAGGTGACCCCGCAGTCCCTCGCATGTGTAGGTGCTAACATCCTCGTTCATTCTTCCGAAGAATTTGAAGGGGCGCTCCGTGCTACAAATCCATGTGTTCATGCACTTGCGCTTCATATGCGCTTCTTTAGCCAGGCTCCCATTTGCGCCGCCTATGAAATCGCCTCCCTGTGCCATTGCGATACTTGTCGCCGAGATTGACTTGTAGAAGTCGAGCAAGGCATCAAAAACATCGTCGAGGTTTTTGATATCTGCCTTGTGAATGTATTCGTTATTGCCCGCCGACTTGTATCGGAAGTCGGTGTAGTCATCGTCTAACTGAATGAAGTATTTGTAGCCGAGTTCTTCGGCTACCTTGAAGCAGGCATTGCGCGCATAAACAATCGCCTTGCGATGAGTGAAGTTGTCGCCTGCGTCTGTTTCTTCGGCCATTGCTTTTTTGTCGAAGACATAGACTTGATCGCCGTAGAGCTTGCGATGCTCTTCAATGGTCTTGTCTTCGTTGTCGACGAGGACGCAAATCGGTCCTGTGTAGCCGTGACGCTTTAGCGACTTGTATGTGACAACCTTGTCCGGGCGTCCGTGCGTAAGGATAAACGCGATAAAGTCTTTATTCTTCATCGCTGTTGTCCTGCATATAGGTTTTGCGAATACTTTCGGACAGGCGCACATAGCCCTGTTCGATAGCCTTGTTAAAGTCGAGAATGACGAGGGCCGAGTCTTCCATTAGCTTCTGAACCTCCGGTTTTGAGTGCGCGTAGAAGTCGGCAACTTTGCCGAAGTCAAAAACGGTGTGACGATGCGCTGCTGCGACGAGGAATGCTTTCGCATCTTTCTCGATGTCGGCCTGCTCAATAGCAGCGAGCAGGCGTTCGGTTTTTTCCGAATGAAAAAGCTCAGACACGACAGGCTTTGTTGCGCTTGGCTCGTAGGTTGGGGCTTCGATCTTGCGAGTGTAAGCCTCGTCTTGCGTTAGCGTTTCTCCTGCGTCTTCAAGCAAAGAGGCTAAATCGTCTTTAGAAAAGCCGACATCTTCAAGACCGATGCCCTGCTCGGCTAACCCTTCAAGCTCCGCGCTCAATAGCTCAGTGTCCCACTCGGCCAGTTCCGCCATGCGGTTAATGCTGATCCGCAGAGCTTTAATGTCGGCCTCGCTTAAATCGTCACACAACACAACAGGGACTTCCTCCATGCCGAGATGCTTCGCGGCTTTTACGCGCAGATGCCCGTCGATAAGCGAGCCGTCCGATTTCGCCAAGACCGGGACGCGAAAGCCAAAGCGTTTGATGGCCGAAGCTACGGCCTCGACGGCGTGATCGTTCTTTCGAGGGTTGACTGCGTAGGCAATGAGTTTATCAAGTGGCAGTGTTACGGTTTTCATAAATGGCTTTGAAAAGTGTCTTATCGCGCCACTCCTCCAAGAGCTTCTGCGCGAGGACGGGGTCTTGTGGGTTGACCTTGGCGGCGAGGGCCGCAGGCATGGAGGCGGCAAGGGTGCGAACGTCTTGCAAGACGGCGCGGAAGGTGCGGTCGGCGTCTTCAATCTGAATCGTGCGGCGGTCGCGCTCAAGGAGGTCACGCCATTGCCGCTCGTAGGTAAGTTGCTTGGCCGAGTATTGCTGATGCGTCTGCGACCAGCGGCGGGAGGCTTCGATGTCCCCGGAGTGATGAAGGCGAGCGACTTGGGCGGCGGCGTGCTTGCGAAGCTGGCGTTGCTCGTTGAGTGCCTCGCGGCAACTGTCGGTATCGGTGAAGGTCTTGACGGGTTCTTCGATTGCTTCCTCCGCGCGGCGGTTCATCGCGTCGATGACTTCGGGCGGCTGCGCCGGGGCGGTGATGGCTCCGACGATTGCGGTGGCGGCAATGGCTTTCGCGGGGCTGGTTAGCTTGCTCCTTCCGTTGCGCCTGCGCCACGACTCGGCGGCTTCGACGGAATCCGTAGGCATCCCGCGCTGAATGCATTTGTGCGTCCCGTTCGGGGACATTCCCAAGGCTGCGGCAAGGGCTCGGACAGTCATCTTGTCCCCCGCGCCTGTCAACCTGTCCCCCTTTGCGTCGATTAGGGGACACTTAGGAAAATGACAAGAGTCGCGCGCAACC